CTAAATTGGAAAGGTAATGATGTAGTGGGAAAGGCACAAATTTTGGATACTCCAATGGGCAATATTGTAAAAGGATTGCTTGATGGTGGTGTTCAACTAGGTGTGTCAACTCGTGGTATGGGTAGCCTTGAGGAAAGAAACGGCACTATGTTCGTCAAAGACGACTTCATTCTTAATACGGTTGATATCGTACAAGATCCATCAGCTCCAACAGCTTTTGTAAATGGAATTATGGAAGGCGTTGAGTGGGTCTGGAATAATGGTGTTATTGAACCTCAAGTAATTGAACAAATGGAGACTGAAATTAAAAAAGCTCCACGGACGGATCTCTATGAGGTCCAAACTCGTGAGTTTAAGAATTTCCTCTCGTTACTGAAAACAACTCAATATTAAGGAGTCAAACATGAGTGATCAAGTAGAAGATCAAGATGTTGAGCTCGACGAGATCGAAATCGAAGAAGCTCAAACTCACGATCCAAAAAAATGCTGAAGCTCAGTCAGTAGCAGCAACTGCGAAAGCAGCAGACGCTACTAAAAAAGCCCCTGCTCGCAAGGGTGACAAAAGCAACAGCCAACCGTCTGAATTAAAACCTGCTGGCAAGGCAATGAAGGCCGAAGACGTAGAATTTGATGGAGACTTTAGTGAGGACCTGAATGCGCTTGTAGAATCTGAAGCTACATTGAGCGATGAGTTCAAAGCTAAAACTGCAGTAATTTTTGAAGCAGCGGTTAAAACAAAACTTTCTGAAGAGATCAACCGTCTTGAAACAGAATATGCTGAGCAATTGGCAGAAGAAGTTGAAAGCACAAAAGCTGATCTTGTTGAGAAAGTTGATAGCTACCTCAACTATGTTGTTGAGCAGTGGATGGAAGACAATAAAGTTGCAATCCAAACTGGTCTACGTACCGAGATTGCAGAAGGCTTCATGGGCAAGTTGAAAGACCTGTTCGTAGAGTCTTATATTGAAGTTCCTGAGTCCAAAGTTGACCTAGTTGATGAGCTGGCAAGTGCTAACGAAGATCTGGAAGCCCAGGTTAACGAAGCAACAGCTAATGCTATGAAACTTGCAGAAGAGCTAGAGTCTTACAAGCGTACAGCGGTTATCCGTGAAGCGTCAAAAGACTTGGCAGAAACTCAAGTTGAAAAGCTAACATCACTTGCAGATTCGATTGATTTTGTAAGCGAAGAATCTTTTGCTAAAAAAGTTGCTACGCTAAAAGAATCGTATTTTGCAAAGAAAACAACTGAGTCTATCGTAGAAGATACTGATGAATCTGCTGATGAAGTAGAAGTATCTCCAATGATGGAACAGTACCTAAAAGCAATTAGAAAAGCAAATAAGTAAGGAGATCCTAAAAATGGATTCATATGATCGTCTCGTAGAGAAATGGTCTCCAGTCCTTAACGAGGAAGCCGGCGGCAAGATTATCGACAACCATCGTAAGTCTGTTACTGCTGTCGTTCTGGAGAACACAGAAAAAGCACTTCGTGAGCAGGGCGAGCAAGCTCAAATGTTCACTGAAGACGCAGCAGCAAACAACACATCTGTTGCTGCAAACTGGAACCCAGTACTGATCTCACTAGTACGTCGCGCAATGCCAAACATGATGGCATATGACGTATGTGGTGTTCAGCCAATGTCAGGCCCAACAGGCTTGATCTTCGCTATGAAGTCAAAGTATCGCACAACTCGTGCCGGTGCAACTTCTGGCGATGAAGCACTATTCAACGAAGCAATCTCAGGCTTTGCTGGTGACTCTTCTGCAACACAAAGTGCAGACGGTTCAGGTCTCGGCGGCTTGGCAAATGTTGACTCTGCAGGTGCAGTACCAACATTTGGTGGTGGTATGTCTACAGCAAACGCAGAACAGTTGGGAACAACTGGTGAGTCTGCATTCGCTGAAATGGGCTTCACCATTGAAAAAGCGACTGTGACTGCGAAGTCACGTGCTTTGAAAGCAGAGTACACACTTGAGTTGGCTCAAGACTTGAAAGCGATCCACGGGTTGGACGCTGAGACAGAATTGGC